TCAAGAGCCTTCAGCAGTTCGGCACTGTACTCTGCCCTCGAACCACCAAGTCGGCGGTCGGCGCCGGGCAGGTGCTTCTTGGTGCTTTCGGCCGCAGCCGCGCCGACATCGATGTCACCAAATCCGACCCTATCGGTCTTGGGGTCGCTGACCACAGCAAGGGTTGCGCCCTTGTTGCAGGGCTTGACGGTGAGAGCCACGGCCTTGGCGATGGTCCTCTTAAGGATTGACTTGTCGTGTGGGTCGGTCTCAAGGGTGGCACCCTCAATACTGAAACCCAAAAGGATAGGTTCGTCGTGCAGCATGCAATCCCGAATGATGGCTGCAAGGTTCAGGGCTCCCTGATGTCCGCCCTCGGTGAAGAGACGAACCGTCCCAAAGATGAAGGGTACCTTGGACTGCTCCCAGAAATGACGTTCGAGGTCGTTGCTGCAGTCGGACTCTTTGTAAATCTTCTTGACGGCAATAACGCGGCCGACAACCTCACGGCCAGCATCATCCCCATCCTTAGGGCCTTCGTGCTCCCAGTTGACGATTGCCTGACCCTCTTCCATGGTCGAAAGGTCGCAGCCCTTGACCTTGAGAACTTCGGCACTGCTATCAACGAGTTCTGAGGCAAAAATTCCGCTAAGAATCATGGGGTTTCCTTGGTAGGTAAAGATTACGTCGATTTACCCGTTGACGAACTCCGAAGCTACGGAGTATAAGGAAAGCCGCACTTTTGCCTAAGGAGAGCAAGATGTCGCACTTTGCGGTTTTGGTCATTGGAGAAGATGTCGACAGTCAGCTGGCTCCCTATCAGGAGAACAACACGGGAAACTGTCCTCAGGAGTATTTGGAATTCAACGACGTCGAAGACGAGGAGCGTCTTCGCTACGAAAACGAGGGCACGGAGATGGTGCTTGTCGGGGGCAAGTTCGTCTACCCATGGGACGAACAGTTCCGGGTTCCGGGCACCTTCGGGACGGGTGGCGGAACCCACACAGTGCCTGCTCCACTCAAAGAAGTGAAGGTTCCTTTCAAGGAGATGTTCAAAACCTTCGAAGACTTCATGCGCGATTGGTCCGGCTACAAGGGTCCTGACGAGAAAACCGGTCGCTACGGCTACTGGGAAAACCCGAATGCCAAGTGGGATTTTTATCGGGTCGGCGGGCGCTACGCCGGGCGGCTGGTCGTGAGGCCTGGTGTCGATTTCAATCCGGTCAAGCGGGACTGGGATAGCTCCCCGCTGCCCAATCACACCCGAGCCACGGACGAGGCTCGGGTGGGAGACCTCGACATCGCCGCCATGGTCGAAGAGCGCCGTAAGCAGGCGGAATACTGGTGGGCAAAGATGGAGGAATCCATCAAGAAAAACCCTGGCCATGAAAAGTCCGAGCGGTATTTTCTCGGTATCCCTGAGAACGCGACTCGTGACGAATTCATCAAGGACTACGCTTCCAAGCCCATCAGTGCCCTGGCTGTCGTCAAGGACGGAAAGTGGTACGAGAAGGGAGAAGTGGGATGGTGGGGAATCATCCATAACGAAAAGGACGACGGGGCCTGGGACCGCGAACTTCAGTCCCTCATCAAGGACCTTCCCGCAGACACTCTGTTGACTTTTGTGGACTGTCACATCTAAAGTAAGCAACTGAACCCGGCAATACGCCCAAAGGAGCATCGAAAAATGAACAACAACGGACGTGACCCCAGCAACAGCCCTCAGGTTTTCCAGGAACTGAAGTTCCTCCGCGCCAAGGTCGCAACCCTGGAGGCGGCAGCCAAGGCCGCTCCTGTGGCCCCTGCAGCTCCGAAGGGGCCCGTGGTGGAGTTCAAGCCCGACAGCCCTCGGGCCGTCGGCCTGCTGCGAGACCTTCTCGTCGCCACGGAGAACTTCTTCGGGCCTGAAGCCGGGAAGGAGACTCCGAGCCCCAGCAAGGAGCTTCGTCAGGCCATGACGGCCGCAGCGTCCTTGGTCCGCAAGACTGCCACGAAGAAGGCCTGACGATGGGCCTGGACATCACGGCGTATCGGAACCTGAAGAAGGTCAAGGACATTCCCCGGCTGCCCAACGGCAGAATCGACTGGGACAGCATCGAAGATGCCATGGACAAGGTCATCCTTGACATCAACTCCGACTTTCCAGACCAGGCTCGGGGACACATCGAACCCGGTGTCTACAAGAGTCCGACGAAGTCAGAAGACGTCCGTTCGTTCCGGGCCGGTAGCTACAGTGGCTACAACGGCTGGAGGGCGTTTCTCTGTGAGACAGTCCTGGGCGTTTCTCCACAGGAGGTCTGGAAGAATCCAGACGACTTCAAGTCCAGGCCTTTTTTCGAGCTGATTAACTTCAGCGACTGTGAGGGCTACATCGGGCCAATCGCCGCCAGTGTGCTTTTCGAGGACTTCGTCGAGTACGAGCACGCCTTCGTCAAGGCAGTCGAAGCCGTAAGGTCCACGGACAAGTCCTACCAATGGTTTTGGGACGGCTACATCGAGTCCTACCAGAACTGGAGGGAAGCCTTCCGTCTGGCCTCAGACGGCGGTGTCGTCAAGTTTCATTAGAGCCGCGCTGATTCTGCAGCTCGTCCCAACCTGGTTCCCGGTAAGTAACGCGACCAGAGCCGTCAAAGCCGAACCCGGGCATCAGGTGCGTGAGGACACACCGGCAATGTGGATGAAGACCTCCTACTGCCGGTGTGTCCTCCCCCTTTTTGTGGTACCCAGACGAAAGCTCTGACATGAGCCAGAGGCGCGGAGTCACGCCATCGGGCTGAAGATGCAGTCTCCTGCACTCTTCGCAAAGAGTTTTGTCTCTGACGACTACAAAAAAGACGACGGGGTCCTGACGGCCAGCCGCTGCGCCGATTCGGCCGATGGCATCGTAAATGCTCGTGTTCCGGGCCACGGTGGTCTCCGTCTCTACGATTCGCCTGACGTCCTTGCTGACCTCAGACCAAATCTGAGAAAGCTGTCCGCCGAGCACCGTCTGGACATCAACTTCATTGCCCAGGCTCTGGGCTTTACTGATGAAAGACTGGACGTTCTGGAGAACCTTGGCCTTGGTCTTCTCCTTCTGTGCGTCCACGTAACTGCCAGCAATCTTGATGAGTGCTCTCTTCACCTCTTCGCGAGGCGCGACACCTTCCATCGCAGAGGCGTCATCGAAAATTCCAGCAAGGCTTTGGGATTTCAGGCTAAAGACCATTTGCTTGCCGCCGGTCGCCCGCGCGAACGCGGGACCGAGCAATCTCTTCTTAGCCCTCTCGAAAAGAGCCTCGACGGCATCCATGATGGTCTTCTGGGCCTGAAGACCCAGCACGATGTTCCGAGCCATTTAGCCCTTCTTCTTGGGGAGATGCTTGGATACAACCGAGAGGATTTCCTTGGTCGCGTCCTCAGCCTCCTTCTCCAGAGAGCTGATGACGTTGTGAATCGTCTTGCGCTGCTGGTGGAGGAGCTTCCTTCTGCTGGGGTCAAGCTGGGCTTCTGACTTGCCGAGAACCGTGGAGAGCTGGTCAATGCTCCGGCTCAAGTCCGTAGGCTGCTGGGCTTCACCGCCCTGAGGCTGCTGGGCTTGCTGCTGTGCCTGTTGTTGCTGGGCCTCGGCCTGCTGCTGCATCTGCTGCATCTCCATCTGGAGCTGCTGCCACTGGAACCAGTTTGGGTTGTTGACAAACTGGTTGCGGGGGTCCTTCGAAGCGCCTTCGATTCCGAAGAAGTATTCGAGGATGTCGCCTTGCATGAAATACTTGTCAAGTACGGCTTGGTACTGAGGATTGAGCAGGAAACGTCCGCCCCACCGCTTACCGACTGGGTTCTTCTGGACCTTCTCCAGGACTTCGTCCATGGTCATATGGACGGCCATGTCCTGCTGGAGACGTACAGACTCCTTCTCTGCGGTCTCGGCATCGAGCCCCACGAACTTCAGGCTGCAGAACTTCGAAAGCTCTGGGTCGATGAGCGGGAGAATGCGGCTGTTGACAAAGTTCTGGAAGTTTGCCAGCAAGGGACGAATACCGACGTCGCGGTGGGCCTCCAGCTTGTACTCAGAGTTTCCCTCAGAAAGGGCCTGGCTGTTGGTACCACGGCTCAAATGGCTGTAGCCCGGGATTTCTTCCGGGGACATCTGGAAGGCAGACAGGATGACACGGGCGTTCGTGTCGCTGAGGTACTGGAACTCCATGTCCCGGCTGCTGTTGTCAATCGGGAACCAGGCCACATCGTCGTCCGTTCCAACACCGAAGATAGGCATTCGCCAGGCGTTACCGACGGCGTTGATGCTCGCCTGGAACTGCTGACGAATGACATCGACAACCTTCTCATCGACCTCATCAGACTTGATGACAATCATGCCTCGGGCCGCGCGACCCGACTGGAAGAAGAGCTTGTTGTGAGTGCCGATGTTGATGTGGGTGACAACTGCCGTGATGACGGTGTCGAGCGGGGTCAGGGGGTAACCGTCAAGCTCGACGTCAGTCACTGGGTAGAAGTTGTGAACCACGCACTCGTCACTGTGGAAAGCCTGTACTGCCCTTCCTTCGATGACCTGAACCCAGGCATACTCATCGTTGATGTAGCGCTCGGGCTCAAGCTTCTTGTTCTTGATGTCCTGCAGCATGAGCCTTGCGGACTCACGAATGTTCTGAGCCGCCTCCTTGAAGGGACTCGCCTTGTAGATGGTTCCGGCGTCAATGGGACGGAAGCTGTGGAACTTGCGTCCCGAGGACGTGTCCTCGTAAATGATTTCCGTAGCCATGCGGCCAAGAAGCACCGCGTTTCTCGCCTGCATGAAGAGGAACTGAGAGAAGTTCAGGGCCTCGTCATCAGACCAGCCGCGAGTCTGACCGCAGGTCAAGAGCCTGGATTCTGCGGCTGCAATCTTCTTCTGAATTTCCTTCTTCTCCTCAGCCGTCATGTTCTCGGTGTACCCGGGCTCAGGTTCAATCTTGAAACCGGTAGAGAAGCGGTCTGGCTGGGGGCGCCCGAAGGCCGCAACGTGGTTGCTGCGAGTATTCAGAATGGCGGCTACGAGGTCGTCCTGAATACCGATGCGCTTGAGGATGTCGTCAGGAAGGAGCCTGAGCTTGCGACGCCAGAGACCAGCAGTCGTGTTGGCATTGTGGGGCTGGGTGTCGAACGCCAAGCGCTCGATGCTGTCCTCAGAGCCACCGTTCAGGACGTTCAGGACCGACTTGACGAGGGGGTTGACTTCTGAAACCGCCTTGGCATGGTTCTTGATATCAGAACGAGTAGCAGTCTTCCCGTGAGTCCCGACCAGGTAGGGGTCGGCGAACGCCATTGAGATGTGAGAACGCTTCTTCTCGGCAGGCTCTGTGGCTGCCTTGAGAAGGTTCTGCAGGAAGATGTTGTCGTTCTTGAAATCAGACATTTTTAGCTTTCGGCGTGAATTACGATGACCTCAGCAGCCGTCGCAGAACGGTTAACAAGCGTCAGGGCCCAGGTCGGGCCACGGCGCATGTAGATGCCAGGCTTCTGAGCATCGCTCGAATCGAACGCAGAGACACGCTGTGTGTTTCCCGTGTCACCGTTCGCCCTGACTACAATTTCTTGCGTGGACTCGACGTAGAGGAATACCTTACTGCTGTAGTAAATACTCAGACCCGAAGCACCGGGGGTAATTCCGGACTCATCAGGAATTGGGGTAGTGCTAACGAACTCGATGAAGGTATCCGTGACGGCCAGGATTTCAAAGGTCCTCTGGGCCGAGATGGAAAACCCGGCAGTAATGTCAACGCTGTCTCCCACCTGCACACCGGCGGCAGAATAAGCCACGAACTGACCGTTGGACGTCAGGGTCACGGTTTCAGAGACGGCTTCAAAGTCCTGACCAGAAGGCCTCACAAGTACCAGAGTAGAGTTGTCGGTCTTCGACAGCACGACCCAGTACCCGGCATTGATGACGTCAATGGCATTTGCGGCATCGCCGGTCGTCGTGTGGGGCACGAAGACTTCGTCGCCAGTCTGGACAGCCCCGAAGACTACTGAGTTGGCTACGACCGTCACAGTGCCGTTACTGGCCACAGTGAATGTGAGTTGAACTCCCGACATCGCGAGAGAACGTCCGGTCCGGAAGACAGGGTTTGTACCTCCTGTCCAAGCAAGGCGGTAGCGGCTCGCCGCATCGACAGAAAGCAGGCTCAGGTCGAAGGCCGAGCTGGGACCCGTACTGAGGGCCCTGGTGCCATCGAACACGGTCACGGACCCGCCGCAAGGAATCGAAAAAGCCTCGCTTTTCGGGTTATTTACGTCCTGCCCGCTGATATCACGGAGCCAGTCGACGGAGCGCAGGCGTGGATTATTGCTGACCTGGGGGTCAGAGTATGCCAACACCTTAAGAGTTACGTTGAGTTTTGCCTGCATAGGTGAACCTAAAGATTACCCACTCCAGAAAAAGCCAGGTTTCTTGACAGTGAGCTGCGGCTGTTTGGGTTCCGCGCTCGTAGAATCGGTTCCAAGTGCGTCGGAAATAGCCTTGGACATCCACTGCTGAGTGGCGCCCGGTTTGTTGCCTGTAGGAAAGCTGGGCTGTCCTGGCCTGGAGACCTCTGCCGTAGTACCCCCAGAGATGATGGCGCCCCGGCTTCCCATCGCGTTCATCACGGCGTATCGAATGCTGTCTGGCTCGTCCGATTCAGTCTTGTCGGGTTCCTCGGTAGGATTGCCCTGGGCATCGAACTGGTACTTATAGTTCGAGAGAGTTGAAACAAGCCTCTCTACTCCGGGGTCGTCCTTGAGGAAGAACATTCTCACCGCCCCCTTGGCCGACCAAAGAAGGGTTCGTACGATTTCAATGCCGGACCTGACAGAACCAGCGTTCTTGTCCCAGTCCTTCATCTTGAAGCCGCGACGCCTAAAGGTCTTGATGCTTCCCGGATAAGCGACGTCGGGATAGACCGGCGGATTGCCGTACACCGTCTTCAGGTACTCGCTGTTGGCAATTTGCTCGTCTAGTTCAAGACCCTGTTCGCTGTAGCAGTCGATTACGAAGACGTTAGGTCCGTAAATAGCAATTACGCTGGTGGCAAACCGATTTGTAAAGCCGAAGTCCATACCGGCGGTGAACTCGGCTCCTCTGGAGGCAAGCAGCCTGATTAGGTCTGCCTTGGTGAATGACTCAGGATGTGGCTCGCCCGTGATTTTCTCTGCCATTTCAGCGGCTGAGATGCAGTGAAGCTCTTTGTTCAGGCGTGGGTACACGAGTCCGGTGGCGTCAGGCTTGCGGCAGAGGTACTCTGTGGTGATGAGTTCAGGCGTCTTGGAACCATTGAACTGATTGACGGCAAAAGAAATCTGCTTCAACATGGGAGAAGTCGACTTCTGGTGAGTAGCCAAGCGCCCCTTGCACGCACTGAAAATTCTGCATCCCCTGCAGCCAGCGAACCCCTCTACCGGGTACCACTTCTTCTGCTGACCGGGGTTCATCACCTCAAACTCTTCAGCAGTGACGTGCTTGACGAGGTCGTCGTTTACGTAATAGGTAGCCCTGGGAAGGTCTGGACGGTGGCGAGAAACCTCACAGGCCTGAGTGATGTCAATCAGGTTCCAGTGAAAGGCCTTGAGTCCTGTGTCTCCTGCACGGTCAATTTCCTGCTGAACGAGTCCTGCTCTGGACTTGCGAGTTGAAGTCAAGAGGGTGAGCGGCAGCATGCCGTCACGCGGGTCTGGGATGTTCTGAGCGAGATGATACGCCCTGACGTTCTGCTTGGGCACGACGTCTAGCTCGTCAACCACGAAAAATTCGACGTGGTCAGACTGACTACCGGCAAGTGTGCAGATGACGATTTTGAGGTAGTTGTCCTTCCTTCTGTACGGCTCACGCTGCGCCGGGAGAAGGGACATGAACTCGTTCTCGGTCAGCACTTCTCCAGTGTTCTCGTGGGTGTAGTTGACGATTCTGACGCCACGAGCATTGTTTCCTGCCTTGAACTCTCTCAAGAGGGGTTTTTCGAAAAACCCCTTCACGTACTCGGCGCTCTTCTGGGACTGACGGTCGATAGCGGCCATGTGGCCGATGTTGCGATTGGTGTGCAACAGGACCATGGTCTCCAGCGCTGCCGCAGAAAGAGTTTTGAAACCTCCTCGGCAGCTGTAGGTCATGGCTCGCCCGAACCCCTCCAGGTCGTTCCTGACCATTCGGTCATAGAAAAACCAGGCGGCTTCAAGAGGATTCGAGGTCGATTCCTCAAGAACAGTGCAGTCCGGGAAGTCGAGGTCCAAGAAGGTCCTACACCAAGCACGAAAATGCTCCTTCGTCTTGCAAGGACGAAAGAGCAGCTTCCGCTTTTCTTGGACCGACAGCTCTTTCATGCCAGCTTAACCTCATGGCACCACAAGTCGCGTCCGCTGCGCGCCGAACCGACAAGCTTTCCGTCCTCTGCGTACTTCTTCATGATGTCTTCGACGCAAGCGTCGGTGCTCTCGAACCAGTCCGAGGGGAAGTCGTAGTCCATCCAGGCAAAAAGACCGTCCTCTGACTCAATCAGAGCGACGTTATGGCCACCAAAGCCGCCCTCTGGCTTCCACCAGCGCACCGTCAAGAACTCGAACTTCGACATGAGCCTGCCCTTCCAGGAAGCCATTCTGAACATCCGAGTCAGAACCTCGATGATGTAAGCAGCAAAGTCATCACAGTCCCCGACAAGTTTCTGAGGTTCGAAGAGAGCGAGCCACTGTACGTGAAACGGGTGACTGACAGCGTCCCAGAGTTGCCTCCAGGTGTCAGGCCGCCACTTCAAGGTTCGAATGTAGACGACCAGGTCGGAGAGGTACGCAAAGTTCCTTAGAGGGGCCCTGTCTCGCTCTGCCAGGGCCCTGTAGAGATGGGACCAGGCGTTGTAGACCTGGAGGCGCATCACCAACCAGAAAG